CATTTGAAGTTATCGCATCTACATCATACCCAAAATATCTTTCTAATGCTGATGTATACTTGCGAACTACGGGCATTACTGTTTCTAAGTAAAACATTCGCAAATTCGGCGCTATATTAGCATTATTTCCACCATCTAAAAGAATAGGCGGAACGCCAATTGACTTTAATATTTTAGTATCATGAGATTTAATTGAATTATCAAAGTCCATGTCTTGAAAACTAGTATTAAGTAAATTTGATGGCTTTAGACCGCTATCTAAAATCATAGGGCGACGGGCCCCATTTTTTGGATTATACTTTGCGATCCAGTTTTGTATTGTTTTTTCTTTTGCCTGAGCACTAAGTGTATTATCACTAGTTAGTACAATACCTGGTATTGCACCGTTCTCAAAAAAGGAGTCCTGAAAATTCTGCATTTTGTACATAATTTGCATAGACCTTGAGCTTGCCTCTAGTCTGCTAGCTCCACGATAAATAGAGGTACTACTTAAATCTTTAATGTGAATAATTTCTGAGGACTTAAATTTAGTTGTATTATTATAGGTGTAACTTTGTATAAACGTCTTTTCATCAGGCTGAATTTGTACGTTAATAGCTGGTAAATGATAGAGGTGTGCTCCATCAAAATACATAAAGATATTGCCGTCTAGTACGAAGTCAGTAAATATATTTGTTCTAAAATCTTGTGCTGATTGAAAAGGATTTGGATTAAAGTTTAAGAGATTTAAAAGTGTTTTTTGTCTAAGTCCTGATTGTACATCAGAATTTAATTTATTCTTTACGTCATAGTCTAAACTAGCGCATGCACTAACAAGCATATTAGTACCGCGGTTTACGGATTCTAGTTTTTGAAAGGCAAGCTTATGACTGAAAGCTGCCTCAGATCCAATATTTACGCCTTGTTCGCGTCTAATTATTTCTTGGGCTGGGTTTAGTTTTTCTCTAATCCAGCCTCCCATATTATTATACCATGCCATTTTTGTACCTTAGGTAAAGGCGCTAAAAAATGAGCCTGTAGTAGCCTTAGTAGTGCTAGTTGTACCTTGAAACTTGTCCCGTTGTATATCAACCCAACGCGCTTGACGTTGCACTGAGTTAGGATCTGGTGCTTTGCCGAATATCTTATGTAAGTTGACGTGGTGTTTATTACACAAAGTCCGTACCAGATCATAAAGCTCTGTTCGGTGCTCTGCTATAAACTCATCCCTTACAGCCAATATTCCTTCATCGGTAGAAATATCATACTTGTTTACTTTAGCCCATACATCTAGCAGAATTGTAATAGAGTGAAAGTGATGCAGTTCAAGATCTTCCCTAGTACCACAAATGTAGCAGTGGTCTTGTTTATCGTACGCTGCCTTAGCTTTATCTCTTACGTGTTTAACCGGAATGCGTTTATTACCAGTATTTTTTGCCATAATTTTTTCTACACATTATGTGAATGCTCCTATTATATCACTACAGCACAAAGAAGTCAACATATAAATTTTTTCTGCCATACAATTAATAGTTGCTTCATTAAATATAATCTTTTCACGTACCTAGAAGACTTATTATTACTTATTAATCTGCTACTAATTTACTAACGACGTAGGGTGAGGCGCACTGAGTAGCGCAACTAGTACTAGCAAATATAAAGTTATCAGTAGGTAGCCCAACTACCCATATAGTACTACCTATATCTGTATCATAGTAGTTATAAGGTTTTTCCTTACTCTCACCCACCTGTTGTAAAAGTGTAGATAGCATATCTGACAGCATCTGCACAGTGAGAGGCTATCTTATGCTCAGGCTTCTCCTTAGTTACGTTAGCCTTAGTATCCCACCTATACTGGTCAAACATATAAAGAATGTTCTCACAGTGTGGACTTACCTTAATTCTGTCCTGCTCTACTAGCATCGCAACCAGGGCAATACCGTCTAATACAGACTTTTTAGCTTTGATAGTTGCAATATCGTGTGTGTAGGCTAAATCTGCTGCAAACTGTGCAGCGGCAGAGTCAATAAAGATTGTTTCAATCTTCCACTTATCAATCAACTCCTGCATGCGCGCTACATGACCCTCAGTTGTGGCTTGCGACTCCTGATACTCGTCTACAATGTGGTAGCTATCTAAAGCTGCTTTATATACTATAACTGCAAAAGCAGTAGGATCTTTATATCCAGGATCTAGTCCAGCTATAACTTCATCACCATCTGAGTACTCATAGTCTGCAACGTGAGTAATTGCATCAAACTGATAGATCTGTCCTTCAAAGGTTGAAAAGGAGGCCATGTACTCTTGCTCAAACTCCGCTTTAGACATTACAGTTTGTGCCTCTAGCACATCTGACTCTGACATACGTGAGTTTTCAGTATAGTCAGCGGTAATAGATGCCCACTCAGGAAACTTATCTGAAAATCCGCGGTCATAGAAACGGGAAAACCAGTTATTCTTACCACGAGGTGTTGAGATAAATATAGCTTTTGAGCCTGGTCTGTCTAGGGTCGGTCTGAGGGCAACGTTAAACGCAGCTTCACCGTCACCTAGGGCTGCTTCGTCGAAGATAATTAGGTCATAGCTGCGTCCAACGCAGGAGTCTACTGTGGATAGGGATCCTAGTCTGATAGTCGAACCATTTTCTAACTCTAGGATCTTGTCTTTTACGTTATCACGCTCAACTTCTAAGTCAAACGCTCGTATCAATCTACGTTGTAGTTCAAATGAGATACTAGAGAGCGTATAGTTAGGAGATATAATAAGAATATTACATCCAGGTACCAGCATTACTAGTTGCCCAATTACGTTAGCAATATAGGTTTTACCTAGTCTACGGGCAAGTGCAGCGCAAACAAATCTATACTTAGGATTGTTTACTGCATTGATAAGGGCAACTTGGGCTCTGTTAACCTGATCCCACGCCGTAGTTGTAATACCAGTCTCTATATCATAGGCCGGTAGTAATTTAAGATAGTTTATAATTGGTAATTTAATAAACCTCCGAGCTGGATCAAACTCGGTTATCATTTCCGAATCAATATCTGAACGAGAAATTTTTAGCATTTAACTCCAATAACGATTATCTAGTCTATCCCAGTACTCTGGATTATTACGATTATAAAAATTCTTTAGTAAGTACGTAGCCATTCCTAAGTACCCCATTCGTTGAAATCTACGTGAGTCCTGTCCGAAATGATAGGGCAATAACTTAAACTTCTTAGGCGAATATTTGCGAGAAAGGAAGTAGTCTTCTGAGGTAGATAACCTCTCTGCAAATCCACCAAGTTCCCAGAAACGATCACGTCTGGTTAAAAAGAAAGCACCTACTGCAAAGGGCGCACGGTACTTTAGTAGATTATTTATGAAATTAAATAACGCAAATCCGACTTGAGCTCGAAAGTCACCATCATAGCAACGGGCATTTAATCCTACTAAGTCTAGGTTACCAGATTCTGCTGCAGTAAAGGCAGCCCTAATCACACCAGGTTCGAAGAATCGTACATCTGCGTCGATGAATAGTAAGTACGGAGTAGTTGCCAACTTTGCAGCTCGATTCTTAGCTACTGAAACCGGACCACCTTGTATAACTTCCACATTCAAACCGGCTGAATTAGCCTTGATAACCTCACGCGTGCGATCTGTGGAGCAATCAGCAATGATAATCTTAGTCTTTCCAACATCCTGCCTACGTATAGCATCTAGTACATAACCAATATAACTTTCCTCATTTTTCGAGGGTATAATAATAGTAACTTTATTCTCTAACATCATGATCCTCTGTCCAGGTTACGATCTGCCATGTACCCTGATGACTTTCAACTAGGGCAGTACACGACTCGACCCAGTCTCCATCATTCATATACACGACACCATCAATCACTTTAATCTCAGCATGATGAATATGTCCGCAAATTACTCCGTCATATCCACGTTTCTTACAGTACTGAGCTAAGTTCTTTTCAAAGTGAAATATAAAGTCTACTGCTTTCTTTACTCTTGTTTTGAGATATTGACTAAGACTAAAGTACCCAAAACCAAAGCGATGACGTAGCCAATTGTATTTTGAATTGATTGAAAGAATGACGTCATATGCTCTATCTCCTAAAAATGCGACGAACGGCGCTAAGCGGGTAATTCCGTCAAAAAGATCACCGTGTGTTACTAAGTAGTGCTTACCATCAGCACCTATATGTTCTGCTTGATTACAGATTTCCACAAGTCCAAATCCTATACCATAAGGCATTAGGGGACGAAGAAACTCATCATGGTTACCTGCTACGTAGACTACACGAGTACCACGCTTAGCATGGCCTAGTACCCTACGTACTACATTAGTATGCGACTGCTTCCAACGCCACTTATTTTGCTGAATACGCCAGGCATCTATAATATCACCTACTAAGTAGAGGGTATCGCAAGTGTTGTGTTTTAAAAAGTTGTTTAAGGCTTCTGCTTTACAATCACGTGTACCTAGGTGTACGTCTGATATAAAGATCGAGCGATAGGTGTTCACAGAGGTTTTGCCTCAATATTAACTAGTTGCTGAATTAAACGACCGTATCTGGTTCCGTCGCCCCCTTGACCTTCATTAATCTGCACATTGACCTGCGACTTAATTTGTGAGTTTTTCATCTTCTCCAGTTCAATCTGTCTGTCAAGCTGCTCCATTGTCATCTTATGGGAAAGTTGTAGTAATTCAGCAATGTCTTTATTAGAACCTACGTCAGCTTCCTCTAATTCCTGAAACTTTTTCTTGATTAGAGCATCCATCGCGGAGCGCATCTTAAAACGGTTGTTAAACCCAACATCAAAGAATACTTGATCTATGTAAGCCTTAACATCTCTGCGAGCAAGGGTAGTGGAGACCATGTGTACTGGAATGTCCAAGATATGGGCTACCTGTTGAATGTCTTGATTCTGAAGATAGCAGTTTGCAACTTCAAGAGACTCAGGTGAGATTTCAAGAACCTCAGACGGTGTAGTGGTTGGTAAGTTTTTCATCATTATGTTCCTTGCCCAGATTATACCACCTTTTGGGGTTTAGGGTCAAGTTGTAAAATTTTCATGGTCTAGCATACTCTCCATGTAGTTCCATTGCTTTAATATCATAAGCTTCTTTAGCTTGTTCCGGTGTATCAAATGTTCCTAAATGATACTCCTTACCTTTATGCTTTATACGCGCTTGAAATTTATTTCTATGCGCTTTTACACCTTTAGGATATATTCCAAAACCTTTTGAATTAGCAGTGTTTTGTGAAGGTGTAGCAAGACGTAAATTTTCAATCCTGTTATTACATCTATTACCGTCTATATGATCAATTACATACCCGTCAGGTATCTTACCTTTTAACATTTCCCATATTATTCTATGTACTCGATAAGTTTTATGATTTATGTGTGCTTGTATATATCCATACATATCAACATATCCATAAACATGATTAGTACCTTTTTTTAATAGTAATCCATCATCATATTCGCATATATCATTAAAATTCATAGTATCTCCTAAGTTTTATCAATTATATCATGTAAGGTGGGCCACGTCAATGTGTAAATTTCAAATGGTGATTGGCACCGAAAAGCTGGGTCAAAAATTTTAAATGTATCGTCTGCGATAGGGCCCCACACATAGTTGCCAAAATGAAGTCTAATAACCGCCCCTGGTTGTCAAATTGACAACGGTCTACAAAATGGCGATAGGTTTCCGCTATCGGGCCGATAGTAAAATATAATAATGACCAGGCGAAAAATGCACTTGATTTGCCTTATAATCTATTCATAGACAGCAAAGATAGACAGTAATTAACAACCTAACCAAAAAGGAAATTATTATGGCCCGCACTACTACCCGTTCACCACTAGCACAATTTTTCGCAAAATCCCTAAAAATGGCACGTTCACGCGATAAAATGGCTGGGCGTGATTCTGATTCTCGCGTTACTGTAGATTATCTGCAAGGTATATATGATTCGCAAAATGGTAATTGTTTCCATACTGGCGAGCAAATGACTCTTGTTCGTGGCCTAGAAGATGGCGCGGTATGCGTTACACTATGCACAATCGACCGCATCGATAATCGTAAAGGTTACGAAATTGGTAACATTATTCTTGCCTGCGATGGAATCAATCGTATGCGTTCAGATATGCCACTTGCACAATTTCGCGCACTATGCAAGCGTATAGGTGCAAAGGCATAAGGGGAAACCCTTTTCATAATAGATAGGATTACTTAAAATGAAACAATCATACACTCAAAAACAGATAGCAGAATTTGCACAATTCTGCAAACGTCACGGGATTACATTTAATAACCTTATTGAATACAATTCTGCGATTCAACAATATTTTCTAGGATAACATTATTATGTTTATAGTTACAGCTTACGATACTATTCAAAATGAATATGTATATAGGGAATTTAATAATAGGCAATCTGCAAATGATTTTGCAGACAATCATTATTATAATAATGATAAATATTTTAACGTGAGCATACAATATATGTCATAATGACAATGGTTGCCACGTTGACAATGGTTGCCACGTTGACAATGGTTGCCACGTTGACAATGGTTGCCACGTTGACAATGGTTGCCACGTTGACAATGGTTAGCATAATGCATATAGTTACTATACTAAGTACAGTTACTAATTTGCGCCTAGTACCCATATGATTTTCAAATTAATAATGGTCGTGTCAAGCGACCTTTATCCTTGTCAATAGGTGTTTACCCCTATGTTGTTTTAAGCGCAAAACCCTGGTGTTGACATGGTTATTGGTGTGTGTTATAATTAAGGCTTACAAGGACATATGATGAAAACCTATGAGCGCACACTTATATTACTGCTAAAAGGGCAGCCCAAGGCCAAGCCCTTTGGTCGTCTTATTGGTAACAAATTTGTTCTTGGCACATTAAGTTTGCACCTTACCCCACAAAGCAGGGCATGGCGCAGGTTTATAAAAATGCGGCAAAGGGTGGATGGTATTTATTAACTATGGTATAATTAAGGCTTATAAGGATACATGATGACAGACTTTCAAATATGGATTACATTAGCGGTAGTGATAGTTATCTTTGCCGTTAAGGTTTGGATACTGACTAAGATTTAAGGATATATGATGATAACACTTGAAGAATTGCAAAATGAATTGTGGGATTACTACAAAGACGTTCACGGCGTAAGGCCTAGGCATTGGACGGGCGACCAATGGGATAGCATCCTTTTCTTAAAGGATCAATGCGCTACACTTGACGACATTGTTAGCAATATGCCTGAAGAACAACGCAAGGCCGAAGGCTGGACTAGGCAGGACGTATGATTCACTTATTTGATTACGCTAACTATTTAGGCATCACGAAGCCTATCGTTGTCAAAGTTAATTCAAGATCCCATAAGCGTTGGGAGGGATCATATCTACCTAAGTATAGCGCAAAGGGTAAGCTAATAGAGCACCGCATCACTATATGGCTTAATGGTATAGGTCGTGATTTTGATACTGTATTAGCACATGAGCTTATCCATGCTTATCATGAAGAAGAAGGTATCCAGGAATGGCATGGTAAACGATTCAGGAAAGATGCCAAATTGATGACTAAAAAGTTCTCTTGGTTAGAGGGCATTTACCAGAAGGGTATTGATACCTAAAATGATAATGGTCACCAAGACCATTATGGTCGCTTCAAGCGACCGCTTACCAGCCCCCATACCCATCATGTAGCAACCTGGCAAAGGTTGCCAAATTGATAGGCTTTGAGGCGCCAAAAATTATATCACAAACCTGGCCCTGTGTCAACTTATTTATTAATAACCTATTTTTTGTAGGGTTGTTTTATCTGCTGATTCTAGGCTATAATAAACCCATGACACCGACAAACCCCGAAACCTTAAATGATACCGAATTAGGCAATGATATTTTTGCCTATGAGGGTGTACCCTGCGAACAACAGCGCGCTCCAATGGATGCGGAAACGGCGGCGCGTAATGCTATAATGCGTAGGCATTATGCGGAATCTTATGGCGATATTTAAAATGATAATAGCTACAATTTTGGAAGCGTGGGTGAGAGGCTGAAACCGACAGACTGTAAATCTGTTCCCTAAAAAGCACGCTGGTTCGAATCCAGCCGCTTTCACCAAATTTGACAATCATTATGGTATTAGCAACCATAATGATTGTCAAGACCATAATGGTCGCTTTAAGCAACCGTTATTATTTTGATAACGGTCTGCGCCAAAATTTTACCATAAACCTGGCCTCCTGTCAACTTATTTATTAATAACCTATTTTTTGTAGGGTTGTTTTATCTGCTGATTCTAGGCTATAATAAACACATAAACAGAAAAGGACTTTATCATGGTTATATTAAATATCATTTTGTCAATCATTGTTGGCCTGGTAATTGTGGGCTTTGTTATGAATATTCAAAAAATTGATGGAGAATGGCTGTGATTATATCTTTTATGGAATTGGCAATTGATATGCGCGATTTTAATGGTCGTAGCTCTCAAATGGCGCGCGCTTTGGTAATTAACAAGGCTTGTGATTATATCATGCACTACCTATATCCACACAAGCATGAAGAAAATGTCGTGCCTCATGCGGATTTGGCAATCGTTAATTTTGTGACTGGTACTGTAGAATTACCCGTTACCCTTCACCCTGAATATCATTAACCCTACTGTTAGCCAGGTTTTTATTTTTTCTGCTATAATCTAATTTTACTTGAAAGGCCTTTATTATGACTATCCTATCCTTCACCTCTGCCAATGGCGGCGTTTCCCATGTTGTCAAGGCAACTACTGCCAAGGCAGTAAATTACACCCCCGAACAAGTTACCAAAATGGTAACTGAATATCAGTCGGGCACTACTGTCGAATCAATTGCCGAATCCCTTGGCAAAACTGTTCGCTCTGTGGTTGCTAAACTGTCGCGCGAAGGCGTATATCAGGCCAAAACGTACACCACTAAAACAGGTGAATCCGTTGTCAAAAAAGACATGGTTGCCGATGCTATTGGTGCTGTTCTGCGCTTGACCGAAGCCGAAACCGAATCGCTTACCAAAGCGAACAAGACTGCGCTTTCTAAAATCTTTGCTGCTTTGGCAAAGACGCAAGAGCCGGTTTAAAAAATGGGGCTTGTCCCCATTTTAAGAATCCTGGTCAAATTGACCAGGATTCTTTTTTTGGTATATGGTCGCTTCAAGCGACCATTACTATTTTGGCAAGCTTTGAGGCGCCAAAAATTATACCACAAAAACCTGGCCGCGTCAACTTATTTATTAATAACCTACTTTTTGTAGGGTTATTTTTTATGGTAGAATTTACCCATGAAAACGCTACAACACAAAATTGATTTTGTTACCAATGGCATTTGGCTTGCACTTGCGGAATCATATCCAAAATTGGTACGATTCGATGCTCCCGAAATTGTGCTTTGTAATCGGCTTTCGCGTACCGCAGGCAAATGTTATCAGGAATTGAATCGTATTCATTTAGGCAATAAATTCTTTCTCAATAATCATTCGGCTATGATGCTGGAAATTTTGCCGCATGAAATAGCACATCAGGCCGATTTTAATCTTTTTGGCCTATCAGAAAAAAATTGTGGTCATGGTAAAAATTGGTGCAAAATTATGGTAAAATTAGGCTTACCCGCTAATAAATATCACGCACTAACAATATGATAAAAATCACTTCATGGCTAGGAACAATTGCTTCAATCATTGGGGCTTTTCTGGTAGCATCGCAAATTGTATTCATTGGCTATTTAGCATTTATTGTTGGGTCGGCATCATGGTTGATTGTAGGTGTATCGCGTAAGGATTCGTCTCTTATTGTTTTAAACTTTGTTTTCTTTTTGGCTAACATTTTGGGGATATATAATGCTTGGTAAAATTTTGGTAACTATTTTCTTTCCCGTAATCGCCCTCTTAGATTGGACAATTTCAGATTATCCGCTTCGGGACTTCTGGAAAAACAATCGGGAAGCATACTTAGATTTTATGAAAGATTAATCAAAAAGGCAATCATTGCCTTTTTGGAGGCGCCAAAAACGGTCGCTTGAAGCGACCGTTATCATTTTGACCACTATCGCCTGGTCCTGGTCAATAGAAAAATTCAATCACAAAACCTGGCCGTGTTCATGCTATAATCAGGCATTAACAAAAGGACAATTAGAAAATGGCTAAAATTAAACGGGTTTCAATATATGATATGGACGGCACAATTGTTGATTCAAGCGCGCGTTATCGTACCATAATTGATAATGATGGTGAACGTATAGACTTATCATTTTGGCAAGAAAATGCACACCTAGCAATGACAGATAAATTATTGCCACTTTATAATCAATATCGTAATGATTTGCAGGATGAGAATTGTTATGTAATTATCGCTACTGCGCGGGTTATGTTTGATAATGATTGGCAATTTGTAAAGGAAATTTTAGGTGAACCGCATTATTTTATCTCGCGTAAAAATGGCGATTCGCAATCAGGCAAAACCTTAAAAATAAATGGTTTGGCAAAATTCTTTAATTTGATAACCTTTAAGGATGCTGAATTTGTTTTCTATGAAGATAATGTTCAATATTTAAAAGCCGTTTGTGATAGGTTTAATATTCGCGGAGTTTATATTCCCTCGGTGCAAGGCCACTAATTGTGGTATAATCTTTTTTTACTTACTGGAAACCCATAATGGCTAAAAAACAATTTTTCGCAATTCTCGATACTGAAACCACAATCTCGGATACTGTTGCCGATTTTGCAATTATTATCGTTGACCGCGAAGGCAAAATTCATAATCAATGCGCTGTCCTTGTTGCTGGTCATTATGGCAATCATGAGTTATTTCATGATAAAAATGCAAATGATATTTGGGGTTATGCCGGACTAGAAAAGCGCAAGGCAAATTATGCGACAATGCTAGAATCTGGTAATCGTATGCTTGCTTCAACTAATGCTATCAATAAATGGATTAATCAAGCAATTGGCAAATATAATCCCTCATTGACTGCGTATAATCTCCCGTTTGATTTGGCAAAATGCGAGAATACTGATATTGACCTATCGGGTTTTAATTCTCGCTTTTGCCTATGGCAAGCCGCTATCGGTAATATCTGCAACAAAAAAGCATTCAAGCAATTTGCCCTTGATAATCACGCATTTAATAATGCGACTAAACTAGGCAATATGACATTCAAAACCAATGCCGAAATTGTATGCGGTTTTATTAATAATAATTTTATTGAGGAACCGCATACGGCCTTGGAAGATGCTCGCGATTTTGAATTGCCTATTTTGATAACAATTATCAAAAAACGCAATTGGCGCGATAATATAACCCCTTATGCTTGGCAGGATTATCAAGTAAAAAATCACTTTACCGCAAAGTAAAATGATATCCAATTTGGCGATGGTCGCCAGGTTGGATATGGTCGCTTCAAGCGACCATAATTTTAATCGGGTGTAATCGGGTAATTTTTCGGGTAATGGGGTAATAACATTCATTATAGAATTGGCAATGGTCGCTTGAAGCAACCGTTATCATTTTGATAATGGTCTGCGCCAAAATTTTATCATAGGCCTGGCCTGGTGTCAATAGGTGTTTACCCTTATGTTGTATTTTTTCACACTTGCCCTTAACTGGGTTTTTCTGCTATAATAAATTTTTAACAAAGGGCTTATCATGATTAAATCAATCGGCAATAATTACGTTAAATTTCAGAAATCTGATTTTTCTCAATTGGTGCGACAGTTATCAATTCTTGAAGGATATATTTTTGGCAAGAATAAATCTGCAATGACTGCGGATTATTGGGGCGTATGCGAAGAAGGTGGCGATGAGGATACTATTGTCAAATTGGAAGATGGTTTAGGGGGTAAACCCTTGGGCATTACTTGGCAAAAAATTGAAAAATTATTTCCAGCACTAATTCAAGAATTAGACAAACATGGTTTGCACTACTATATCGGCAAAAATTATGTTGGTAATTGGGGCGTTCATCGTCATATTTATGATGAATCTTCAACAATGAATTTGTGCCTACTGGTAAACGGCAATAATGGCGGTACTGTTAACTTTCACGAATTTGACGATGATGCAGAATTTTTTGATGAAATGTCAGATGACCATATTTTTGACTTGCATCATGCCTCTTTCGAAGAAGGAACAATTACAGAATCGGTAAAGATTAAAGATGGCGACTGCTATTCTTTTAATACTGGTCAATGGCATTCTCATATTGTGCAAGGTGAAAAAGCAGAATTATTCCTCTTACATTTTCGTGATGCCACTTCTGTGCATGATATAGCGTAACATAAGGGTTGCCAAATTGGCAACCCTTTTCTTTTTGGAAATGGTCGCTTTAAGCGACCATTTTTAATTTGACGATTAGTTTTTTCTATTAGGTCAACCCTTATCATTTTGGCAAGGACCTGGCGCCAAAAATTATACCACAACCCTGGCCTGGTGTCAATAGGGGTTTTCCCCTATGTTGTATTTTTGAAAAAATAAAAAATAACTTGAATTCCTGGCCGTTTGTCTATATAATAGAGGCTTAGCAGGCAGTAAAGGGAAACTGTTAAAAATCCCTGATTCTCTTGGAGTGTATTATGGCCGATAAAGCCGTCAATTATACCGCGGAACAAACCGCGGTAATGGTGTCCGATTATCAATCGGGTGTAGGTGTGGAACAAATCGCTTTGTCGCTTGGCAAATCGGTACGTTCGGTGGTTGCGAAATTGTCTCGCGAAAAGGTATATGTTGCCAAAACGTATACTACCAAAACGGGTGAGGCCGTTGCCAAAAAGGATGCCGTTGCTGATGCAATTGGCGCGGTGCTCATGCTCACAGAAGCAGAAACCGAATCCTTGACAAAAGCCAATAAAACGGCTTTGGCTAAGATTTTCGCGGCTTTGGCGAATTCTAAGCCTGTATAAACTTAATCGGGGCTAATAACCCCGATTATAACCATATTTAAAAAGGTAACTAAAATGTTCTCAAACTCTAAACTGACCAAGGCCCAAAAAGCCTACCTAAAAGAAATGGCCGAATTTAATCCACAAATTAAATTTGAAACTCTAGGCGAATTGACAATTGCTTTTTCTCGTGTTGGCGATAATGTAGAATTTGCTACCGCAATTTGCGCTGATAATGAAATTAAAAATCGTCCTAATGTTGGCAAGTATGTTGCACTTAACAGATTTGAAAACGGCCAGACTGTAAAAATGCCTTTTGACCGATTCGATAACATGGTGACAGCATTTGAAATTTGGTAATCGTTGTCTTTTTGAAAACCTGGCCAAGACCAGGTTTTCTTTTGTGCAATAATTGTCTTTTTGGTAAAGGTCACCAGGACGATAACGGTCGCTTGAAGCGACCGCTATTTTTGCGAATTGTTGCCATTTTGGCAATTATCACCAA